CCTACAGGTACAACAGGCGCAGGCGGTCCGACAGGACCTACAGGTACAACAGGCGCAGGCGGTCCGACAGGACCCACAGGTACAACAGGCGCAGGCGGCCCCACAGGGCCCACTGGCACGACAGGCGCAGGCGGGCCCACAGGGCCCACTGGCACGACAGGCGCAGGCGGACCCACTGGGCCCACTGGAACAACCGGCGCAGGCGGACCCACAGGGCCCACGGGTACAACCGGAGCCGGAGGGCCGACCGGGCCAACGGGCTCTATGGTCTACCCCGGGGCTGGCATTGCCGTGTCCACCGGCTCGGCGTGGGCCACCTCCCTCACGGCCCCCAGCGGGGCGGTTGTTGGCACGACGGACACGCAGACGCTGACAAACAAGCGCGTCACGCCCCGCGCCAACATCACCGCCTCGACCACTTCGCCGTGGGCGTGGAACAGCGACAGCTACGACATTCAGGGCTTCACCGCTCTGGCCAACGCCCTGACGATCAACGCCGACGCCGGTACGCCGACAGACGGGCAGAAGACCATATTCCGCCTCAAGGATAACGCCACGGCCCGCGCCCTGACGTGGACTACCGGGACGTCAAAATCATTTTTGGCGGTGGGCATTACGCTGCCGACCACTACGGTCCTGTCCAAGGTCGTGTATGTGGGCTGTATCTACAACTCCAACTCCGACCGGTGGGAAGCGGTGGCCACGGCGCAAGAGGCATAAATGAAAATCGACTTCACCATAACGGATGGGAAATACAGCTTTTCAGATGCCCTGCATCTGGATGATGACCACGGCCTGTCTGATGCTGAAGTCGGAGCCATGAAGCAGGCCCGGTTCGATAACTGGGTCGCCATCATCACCGCACTGCCGCCAGAGGAAGAAACGCCGCCTCCTGATACGGAGGGCTAAATATGGCCTTCGGCGTTAATTATCTTGTCGTCGCGGGCGGCGGCGCTGGCCCTGATTCAGGGGGCGGCGGCGGCGCTGGCGGCTATAAAGAGGTTACGGATTATTCGTTTCAGATCGCACCCGGCGCGTATTTCATCACGGTCGGCGCTGGCGGCGTGCGAGGGTCGGGTTCGAACTCCACGAATGGCGGCGACTCGATATTCTCCACCATCACCGCCACCGGCGGCGGCAAGGGCGGCCAAAATGCAACCCTCCCGTCAACCGGCGGCTCGGGCGGCGGCGGCGGCGTCTTCAACGGTTCTGTCAAGGCGGGCGCGGCGGGAACTGTCGGGCAAGGCTCGGCCGGTGGCAACAGCTATAACCCCGACCGCGCTGGCGGCGGCGGCGGGGCAAGTGCGGTCGGCGATGCCGGGACCGTCGCGGCAGCGGGTAACGGCGGGGCTGGCACGGCGTCCTCGATCACCGGCTCATCCGTTACCTACGCCGGTGGTGGCGGTGGCGGCGCATGGACAGGATTCACAGGCGGGACGGGCGGCTCGGGCGGCGGCGGCAACGGCGGCGTCAACAGCGGGACGGCGGCGACGGCAGGGACAGCCAACACTGGTGGTGGTGGTGGTGGTGGTGGTGGCACCGGCGCGAACGGCGGGTCTGGGATCGTTGTCCTCAGATACCTCACCTCTGACCTCAGCGGCTACACGGTCACCGGCGGCACAACAACCACAGACGGCTCATACACCGTCCGCACATGGACCGCCGACGGCACGCTGCGGATTGTCGCTTCGTCACCGACATTCAATATTAATTACCTCGTTGTCGGCGGCGGCGGTGGTGGCGGCTCGGGCGCAGCGGCGGGCGGCGGCGCGGGCGGCTATCTTGAGGGCACTGGCTACGCCTATCCCATGTCGGCAGGCTCATACGCCGTCACCGTGGGGGCTGGTGGCAACGGCGGCGCGACCAGTTCGCAGGCCAATGGCTCGGCTGGCGGGAATTCAATTTTTGAGGATATCAGGGCCATCGGCGGCGGCTATGGTGCTGGTGGCACCGGCGCAGCGGGCGGCACTGGCGGCTCTGGAGGCGGCGGTCGCTGGAGCGGCGGCGCAGGCGGCGCGAAGACCACAGGACAAGGCAATAACGGCGGCGCGGGCTCAAGCGCCGCGACCTACTACGGTGAAGGCGGCGGCGGTGGCGCGAGCGCGGCGGGTGCGGCCGGGACCGCGATAGCGGGCGGCGATGGCGGCGCGGGAACGGCCTCGTCCATTAGCGGGGCCTCGGTTACCTATGCTGGTGGCGGCGGCGGGGCGGCCGAGAGCGTCGGGACGGCCGGTGTCGGTGGCGCCGGTGGCGGCGGCGCGGGTAATAACAACAGCGGCGCGGGAACAAACGGCACAGCCAATACCGGCGGTGGTGGCGGCGGCGGGTCCGGACACTCCCCCAATGCGGCGGGCGGCAATGGCGGCTCTGGCGTCGTCATCCTCCGTTATCTGACCTCTGACGCATCGGGTTTTACCGTTACGGGCGGGACCAAGACCACGGATGGTTCCTACACCGTCCACACATTTACATCGTCTGGCACGTTTTCGGTGGGGGAGAACAGATATTGGGTCGGCGGGGCGGGAACGTGGGATACGTCTTCCACAACGGTCTGGTCTACATCTTCGGGCGGGGCTTCCGGTGCGTCGGTACCCACAGCTACAAACAGTGTGTTTTTTGATGTCGGAAGCGGCGTCCCCGGCACCGTAACCCTTACAGGCGCTTTAACCTGTCTGGACATAACCGTCAGCCTCATTGGCTGGACGTTCGCGTCCACCGGCACGATTGATATTTCCGGCAACATGAGCCTGACCGCGCTGACAACGTGGACCGGCACCGGAACGCTTACTTTCAACGCCACGACCAGCAAAACGATAACCACCAGCGGCACATCCTTCTCCTGCCCGATGACCTTCAACGGGGTGGCGGGAACGTGGACACTTCAAGATGCCTTAACGCTGGGGTCGACACGCGCACTTACCCTGACGGCGGGAACCTTCAACGCCAACACCTACAACGTCACCACAGGCATCCTTAATATTGGCGGCACGAGCACGCGGACCCTCGCCTTCGGGTCTGGTGCGTGGTCGATTACGGGCAACAACACTACGGTTTATAACGGCGATTACCAAACAGGGCTTACCGTCACCGGCACTAAGAAACTCAGCTTCACCTACAGCGGCGCTGTTGGATCGCGCAAAATTGACTCCAGAGATTCAACGGAAGCAAATGCCATTGATATATATGTTACGGCTGGGACGGACACCTTTGCCCGAGCAAATGAAATCCTTGTTATCGGCGGGCTCGTTATGACGGGCTTTACTGGCACGCTTAATTTCGGCACCTCATCAGGCAACCCAAAGACGTTCTACGGAGATTTTATTCTTGACGGCGGTATGGTTGCCTCACCAAGCCTAGACAGTCGGCAAACATATATTTCAAAATCGTCCGGCACTGTGAGTATCAACACTAACGGCATTGTCCCTGTCCTTGGTACCAATCAGGGCGGTTTGTACTTGACCGGCGCAGCAACTAAACAACTTACGGGAAATTCGAGTTTCGACGGCGCGGTGGTCACGACTTTCGACCAAGGCACGCTAGATTTACAGTCGTTTACTCTTACCGTGTATGCATTCACCTCCAACTCTGGCACTCGGACCATCGCCTTCGGAACGGGGAAAATTGCAGTTACAGGCAACAACGCTACCGTCCTGTCCCTGTCACCCACGAGCCTGACGACATCCGGTACTATTAAGTTTGAAAGCACCTACACCGGGGCGGTGGGTACGCGCACCTTTGCCCTCGGTGCCTTTACGGAGGCTGCATCTTTCGACGTACTAGCCGCAACCGGCAGCGCCGGTCTGTCCATAGGCACCTCCGGCACCGACATCGTATCTATTACGGGTGCTTGCAAAAACCTGACATTCACCGGCTTCACCGGCACCTGGACGACTGGCGCGCTAACAACCTACGGAAACCTAACTGTCGCGTCTGGCATGACGGTCGGAGCCTCTGCCAGCACCCTTACGTTTGGAGCCACCAGCAGCAAGACAATAACCACCAATGCAGTGACGCTGGATTTCCCGACCACCTTTAACGGCGTGGCGGGAACGTGGACGCTTCAAGATGCATTAACAGTTGGCTCCACCCGAACCACTACCCTGACAGCCGGGACGTTGGGCCTAAGTTCCTATACCCTCTCTACCGGCCTTTTTAATAGCAATAACGCCACCACCCGAATAATAGCCTTCGGCACCGGAAATATAACTGCGACTAATGCCAGCGCGACCGCCATCGACATTTCCAACGGCACAAATCTAACAACCACTGGCACTCCAATTTTCGTAACCACAAACGCCACTACGGCGGGGCTGAGTCTTGGCACCACTGCTGGATATTGGACGGAAGCAAATTCGCTTCCTGTTTCTATCGGCGCGTCTGCGGGCTCTGCCGGAATTTATATAACCAACACCGCCGCGCTGACACTTGCTGGCGTGTACGGAAACGTAATCCTGACTGGGTTCACGGGTACGCTCGCCAACTCGATCAGAACTATCTACGGTAATCTGAACGCCGCCTCCGGGGGAACCTATACAGCGGGAACTAACGCCACGACGTTTGCCGCTACCGCCAGCAAGACAATAACCACCAACGGCAAGACCCTCGACTTCCCCGTGACCTTCAACGGTGTGGCGGGAACGTGGACGCTTCAAGATGCACTAACCGGGGGGGCCACAAGAACCGTTACCCTGACAGCCGGGACGTTGGGCCTAAGTTCCTACACCCTGACGACGGGCCTTTTTGCCAGTAGCGGGTCTACCGCTCGGACTTTAGCTTTTGGCACCGGCAACATAACGCTTTCGGCGGCTACTGCCGTTACGATGTGGAACACGGCAACCGTCACTAACCTGACCATTTCAGGGACGCCTATTGTCAACGCTACGGGCGGCGGCGCGGTCACTAAAACTATCAACTCTGGTGCCTTGGCCGAAGCAAATGCTGTGAGCTTCAACCTTCAATGCTCCGCAGGCACGGTAGCCTTTACAGCGGCAAACACTATTAAAAACCTGACCCTTAACGGGGCGTTTACCCTCTCGAACATCGCCATCACGATCTACGGCAATTACACCTACACCGCCTCGACGACCCTCACCGCAGGCACTAATGCGTGGACGTTCGCCAGCACAAGCAGCCAGACAATCAACTCCGGCGCTACGACGCTGGACTTCCCGATCACCTTCAACGGTGCTGCCGGAACGTGGGCGCTTGGCGCGGGCCTGACCGTAGGCTCTACGCGCCTCACTACCCTGACCAACGGCACCCTTAGCCTCGCCGGGTTTACCTATTCCACTGGCACATTCTCCACCGCGACCGGCACCAAGAACATCACCTTCAACGCCGGTACGTTCACGGTCACAGGATCGGGCGCGACGGCTTTCAACAACGCCCAGCCGACCAACTTCACCACCACTGCCGGAACCGGAACCGGCTACATCAGTATGTCGTCTGCTACCGCTAAGACCTTCGTTGGCGGCGGATCGACCTTTAACGCGACACTGAGCCAAGACGGCGCGGGCGCGCTGACGATTACTGGCTCCAACACCTTTGCCAACATTCGCAACACCACCCAGCCAGTAACCGTGTCCTTTACGGCGGGGACCACTACGACCTTCACCAGCGGCTTCTCGCTCTCTGGCACGGCGGGTAACCTAGTCACCATCGGCAGCGTCACGGCGGCAAGCCACACCCTGTCCAAAGCCAGCGGCACCGTAAACGTAAGCTACTGCACCATCAGCCGCTCATCAGCGACCGGCGGGGCCTCTTGGCAAGCGTACACATCCAACGGTAACGTAGACGGCGGCAACAATACGGGGTGGATATTCGCCGCCGTGTCCGCCGCCACCGGCAACTTTTTCGCAGTCTTCTAGTCAGCAAGGTGCTAACCCCTACTTATGATCCCGAATATCGTCCACTTCGTGTGGCTTACCGGGCCGAACTCCCGAGAGTTCAGCTTCATAAATTATTTGGCAGTGCGGGCCGCCCACGGGGTCCAGAAGCTGCTATCGCCGTATTAGCTAAGGACAACTGATGCCTAACAGCTCCCCTCGCGGCAAGACTGAAATCCGCCGGATCGTCAACGCCGTCCCCCACGCCACCATGCTCGACATCGGCTGCGGATCCGGGACCTACGCCAAGATGTTCCCGGATGCCGCCTGGACCGGCGTCGAAGTGTGGGAGCCCTACGTCGAGCAGTATGGGCTGAAAAAGCTGTACGAGCGGGTCATCGTAGAAGACGCCAGAACCTGGCCACACTTCGATCACTGCGACGTGGCCATCTGCGGCGACGTCCTGGAGCACATGACGTCGGAGGAGGCGAAGGCGCTCATCGAAAAGCTCCTCGACTGCGCCGACGTCGTCATCGCGTCCATCCCGATTGGCTACTGGCCGCAGGGCGAAGCTGAGGGCAACCCCCACGAGCGCCACGTCCAGGACAACCTGACGCACGAGGATATTCGGCTGTGGGCTGGCCCCCTGCGGCATCATCACCAGGACGGCGAGATCGGCGTCTACGTCTGGTCGAAAAAATACAAGCAGGAGAAGTTCATGCCGAAGCCCTTGAAAATCGCCGTCTACGCCATCGCCAAGAACGAGCAGCAGTTCGTCGAGCGGTTTTGCGAGAGCGCAAAAGACGCCGACCTGATCGTGATCGCCGACACCGGCAGCGACGACGACACCGTGAAGCTGGCGCGAAAGCACGGCGCGCTCGTCGAAAGCATCTCCGTCAGTCCCTGGCGCTTCGACAGGGCGCGCAACGAAGCCATGGCCCTCCTGCCGGAGGACGTCGACGTCTGCGTCTCCCTGGACCTGGATGAGGTTATGGAGCCCGGATGGCGCGAGGAGATCGAGCGCGTGTGGACGGAGCAGACCACGCGCCTGCGCTACTTCTTCGACTGGGGCGCGGGCATCAAGTTCAAGTACGAGAAGATCCACGCCCGGCGGGGTTACCACTGGCACCACCCCGTGCACGAGTACCCGATGCCGAATGACGGCGTCACGGAGGTGTGGGCTGAGACAGACCGCCTTCTGGTGACGCACAAGCCGGACAGCTCGAAGAGCCGTGGCCAGTATCTTCCGCTGCTGAAGCTGTCGGTGGAGGAGGACCCCCGGTGTCCACGAAACGCCTTCTACTACGCCCGCGAGCTGTCATTCCACTCCATGTGGCAGGAGGCCATCACGGCCTGCCAGCGGTACCTCGCCATGCCGGAGGCGACCTGGGTCAACGAGCGGTGCTACGCCCTGCGCGTCATGGCGAAGGCCTACGCCGAGCTGGGCAACCCGTGGGCGCAGGAGGCGCACCTCCTGCAGGCCTGCGCCGAGGCCATGGGCACGCGCGAGCCGTGGTGTGAGCTGGGCATGCTCTACTACCGGCAGGAGCGGTGGGCGCAGTGTCTGGGCGTCTGCGAGCGCGCCCTCTCCATCGAAAAACGCGACTGGGTCTACACCTGTGACCCCGCAGTGTGGGGCCACTGGCCGCACGACCTCGCGGCCGTCGCCGCGTGGAATCTTGGCCTTAAGGACCTCGCCGCCACCCGCGCCGCCGAGGCGGTCGAAAAAAGTCCCGAAGATGCCCGCCTTCGTGGTAATCTCGCCCTCATCACTGGCCGCGACGAGCGGGAGGCCGCATGACCACGCCGACAACCGCGCTAACCTACAACGGCTACGTCACACAGATCGCGACCCTGGCAGTCGTAAATGTGGAGACTGTGAGCGGCGTGGTTGTCGGCGCCAACGACGACGCCTTCGACGCTATCATCCCCCAGATGCTGAATTACGCCGAGCTGCGCATCCAGCGCGACGTCGACCTCCTGCCGCTACAAACCAGCCGCCCCTACACGTTCACCAACGGCAGCAACATCTTTCAGGTGTCGGTGGACGACTTCGTCACCATCCAGACCATAGAGACCGCCACCGGACCCCTACTGCCGGTGACCAAGGAGTTCCTGCAGAACGTCTACGGCACAATCTCCGGCGCCAGCACGCCCCTCTACTTCGCGCCCTACGGCGGCGACGTCGCCACCGCCGGGAACACCTACAACCGCTTCGTCCTGGGGCCGTGGCCCGACAGCAACTACCCCGTCACCGTCACCGGCACAATCCGCATGCCGTCCCTCTACAAGAACGCCACAACTGCGCTGGCGGCCACCGAGACTACCTTCATCAGCAAGTACCTCCCGGATCTCCTGATCATGGCGTCGATGATATTCATCAGCGGCTACCAGAGAAATTTCGGGCGCGAGAGCGACGACCCCGCCATGGCCCAGAGCTACGAGACGCAATACCAGGCCCTTCTTAAGGGCGTCGTGGTCGAGGAGTACCGCAAGAAATTCGAGGCGTCGGCGTGGTCCTCCATGTCGAGCCCGCCGCTCGCCACGCCATCGAGGTAGGCCATGCCGCACGCCTCCGTGAAGCTGAAGCCAGGCGTCAATGAGAACGCGACCCCGGCCCTAAATGAGGCGGGGATCTCGTCCAGCAACCTCGTGCGTTTTCGCTACAGCCCTGACGGCGTCGCCCTGGTCGAGAAGCTGGGCGGCTGGAGCAAGTATTTCCCGGACACCATGCCAGCCGTCCCCCGCGCGCTGTGGGCGTGGGCGGACACCAACGCCGTCCCCCACCTCGCGGTGGGCACGGAAAACATCAGCACCTACGCCAACCTCAGCGTGATCAGCGAGGGCCTGCAGGACGACATAACTCCCCGCTACGACTCCGACAGCATCGAATTTGGCGTCTCCGGAGACTTCGACACCACGGCGGCCAGCTACGTCGTGACGGTCACAGACACCGTCACACTCGGCATAACCGACTTCGACGCCGTCTACATCAAGACGCACGTCAGCATCGGCGGCCTGATCATGTTCGGGCTGTATCAGTGCTACACCGACGGAGCCGACACCTACTTCATCCACGCCGCCGACAAGCTCGGACGCGCGCTCCCGGCCCCCAGCACCTCCGGCTCCGGCGCCGTCGCCATATTTGACTCCACATCCGGCCAGACCGCCATTGAGGTGACGCTTCCCGACCACGGCTTCCTGGCGGGCGACACTTACCCCGTTCTGGTGTCGACGTCGGTCGGCGGCGTGACGCTCTACGGCAACTACATCGTGCAGTCGGTGATCGACCCCGACACCTTCACCATCAACGCCTCCAACACCGCCTCCGCCACCGCCACGGTGAGCATAAATGGCGGCGACGCCGCCTTCGTCTACAGCTTCGGCATCGGCTCCGTGCCCGTCAGCACCACATATGGCTCCGGCGGATACGGCTCCGGCGGCTACGGCGGCTTTGGCTTTGTGGCGTCCACCGGCGACCCCATCCCCGCCGACGACTGGACGCTGGATAACTGGGGCCAGGAGCTGGTGGCGTGCCCCGTGAGCGACGGAACCTTCCAGCCCGTGTACGTGTGGGACCCCACCGGCGGAGAGCCGATAGCGACGGCCATCCCGCAGTCGCCGCCCGTGAACGACGGCATCTTCGTGGCCATGCCCCAGCGGCAGATCATTGCGTGGGGGTCAACCTTCACCGGCATCCAGGATCCGCTTCTGGTCCGCTGGTGTGACGTCGGGAACTACAACAGCTGGATCGGCACGCCGACGAACCAGGCGGGGTCCTACCGCCTCCCGAGGGGCTCCCGGATCGTGGGGGCGCTGCAGGGGCCGCAGCAGGCCTTCGTGTGGACCGACCTCGGGGTGTGGGCGATGCAGTATATCGCCCTCCCCTACGTCTACAGCTTCAACCAGGTCGGAACCGGATGCGGCTTGATCGGCCGGAAGGCCGCCGCCGCCCTCAACAACGACGTCTACTGGATGGGCCCCTCGGCCTTCTACATGCTGACCGAGGGCGGCATGCAGCGCCTCCCGTGCCCTGTGTGGGACATCATCTTCCAGAACCTCGACACCGACAGCGTCGACAAGATCCGGGCGTGCGTCAACTCCCGCTTTGGCGAGATCTCGTGGGAGTACCCCACCACCGACAGCAACGGCGAGGTGGCGGCCTACGCCAAGTTCAACGTCATCCTGAATGCGTGGGATGTCGGGACCCTGGCGCGCTCGGCGTGGATAGATCAATCCGTCCTCGGGCCGCCGGTCGGAGCTGACCCGAACACGCTCTACCTGCAGCAGCACGAGATCTCCCCCGACGCCGACGGCGCCGCCATGGAGCCGACCTTTCGAACCGGCTACTTCGCGATGGCCGACGGCGACAGGAAGATCTTCGTCGACCAGGTGTGGCCCGACTTCAAGTGGGGGTATTACGACGGCGCGCAGAACGCCACCCTGAACATTACCTTCTACGTCTGCGACTACCCCGGCGAGACGCCCACCGCCTACGGCCCCTTCTCGGTGACGCAGGCGACGAAATTTGTGACACCCCGCTTCCGTGGCAGGCTCGTGTCGATAGAGATCGGCAGCAGCGACACGGGCAGCTTCTGGCGACTGGGGAACATCCGCTACAGGCTGCAGCCGGACGGGAAGTTCTAATGGCCGTCCCGTACATCATCGGCAATCCGTACCTAGACGCCAACTTCGCGGCCATGCCGACCGGCCCCACCGGGCCCACTGGGCCCACTGGGTCTGGGCCGACTGGGCCGACCGGGTCTAGCGGTCCTACGGGGCCCGGCGCTGGCGCTACAGGGCCGACTGGGTCCACAGGGTCCACAGGGCCCACTGGGCCCACTGGGTCCACAGGGCCCACTGGGTCTGGGCCGACTGGGCCGACTGGGTCTAATGGTCCTACGGGGCCCGGCGCTGGCGCTACCGGCCCCACTGGGCCGACCGGATCGACCGGAGCCACCGGGCCGACCGGCCCCATCCCTTGGCTGAACGTGAAGAATTACGGGGCCGTTGGCAACGGCTCGACGGACGACAAGGCCGCCATTAACTCCGCTATTGCCGTGGCCAACTCCACTGGGCAGACAGTCTACTTCCCGCCGGGGGAGTATGTTGTCTCTGCTGGGCTGGACTCCATAACCAGAGAGGGCGTCACCCTTCGGGGCGATGGCCCCCGCGCCTCTATTATACGCATGGACGCCGCGACCGGAAATACCGTCACCCTAGGCACGGGAGCGCAATTTTCCAGCGTCCGCGATCTGGCTTTTATTCCGACGGTGACCACGTTCCGTACCAGCGGGGCGGAAATCCTCATTACCGGGGGATTCCTCAACGTCGTCTACAACGTATATATCAACTACGGATACCGGGGCGTCAGCGTCGTCTCCACGGCGTCCG